GTTTGTTACACTTGCACCATCTAAGTGATTTAATGACCAAACATACTTTGATTCATTATTGATTACATCTTTATAATAATTAGATGTTCCGTTTTGATTTACTGCGTTTGATGCCTTTGAAAGGTATGCAAATTTTTCAAGAATTGTACCAGCAGTACCAGAAATTTTACCATCAGCATCAATTACAAGAACGTGAATCTCGTCTTTAATTTCTGCTCCGGTTACTGTTTCTGCCCAAGGGGATGTTCCTGGCAAACCATCAAAATTACCGATATAGTCGATATATTGATTGGCGTTTCCGTCTGTATCGGCTCCATATGTTTCAGCAGCATAATAATCCAAAACTACTACTTTGATACTGTTACCAAGTTCGCCTGGATACTTTGCTCCCCAGAATCCATTTCCGACAACTGGAGTATATGCTCTAAATGATGTCAATCCGCAAAGATTATGTCCTGCAACCGCAGCAGTTCCTGAGGTTGCGGTAAATGAACCAGCACTATCGTTAATAAATCTTACAATTTTAATATTGTTACCGTAAGACAAGAAATTGGCAGCAGACCACCACCATCTGTTGTATTTGGTGGCATCGGTCATTGCGCCTGATGCTTTTGCTGGCTTATAAAATACTTCTGAAAGTTCTTTTTCGCTCGTAATTGTCACTGGTTCGTTGCCTGGTCCCCATTGGAACAAGCCAACCATACCTGCTGGTGTGGTGGCGATTGCTGGCACCAAAAGTGTGACATCTTTTTCTGTTACATTTACGCCTGGGCTAATTTGAATTGCCATTGTTTCTCCTTCTAGACGCCGTGTGTTATTTCTATAATTAGAAAATACTATTTGCTAGGAATATGTATAATTTTATGGTGTTTCGATTTTTACAAAATAGTATCGCCAAATTCACCACCAAACCCATCATCATCCCCATAATCCACGTTACTTAGGAAACCAAAAGGCATAATTTCTTCCTCAATCGCATCAATTTGCTTTTGAAATAGAGTCTTTCTTATATCCAAATCTGTCAAATCTTTAAAATAAGTTTGGGTACTTAACCAACCAAAAAGAACCAAGCACATAATAAGATCGTCATTGCTGCCAGTATCTGCTTCATATGAATTATTTTTTGAAATAAAGGTAACAAGTTCTCGCATGATATCGATATCGTTTAGTATCAGTTTGTCACTCTCTATCATACTCTTCAATACGGAGCATCCTAGACGCTTTACAACCTTTGTGGTGCGTACACCCAACTGGGTATCTGAGTTACCAAACCCACCATCTAAAGTCTGACCCTTTCTTCCCCGCACAGAAGATATAAGAACATTTTCATATTCTAATTCTTTATATAAAATATCAGCAACTTGTCCGCCAATATCATTGATTTCTACTAAAATAAATGCTTCATTATATTCCCTAGAAGTATTCATAATAATATTGGGATATACCATAGGAGAAATCATGTTATTTTTAAATACAGCAACGACCTTATAGGGCATCTCAGTTATATCAAGTACACAAAATGCACTATAGTCTAATCCTTGACCTCTAGAGGTATCAACCAAAGTCAAATAACTGTGCTTCTCTTTTGGTTTTTCATAAACTTTCAATCCATCGTCATTTTTATAAATTGGATTGCGGAATACCAAAGTCTTCAATTTATTTGCACTAATGAGTGTATTTGTAGAACCAATGAAATCACATTCGTGTTCTGTTCGGAACTTGTCTTCAGAACCCAAGTTACGGATTTCTTGTTCGCGCCAAACTTGATCTCTGCCGGGAACTTGACTCCAATGGATTTCTACATTCTTAAAGTCGTTTCGGTGTTCCGCAGAATCTACCCAAATCTTATAAAATAAATTCAAACCATTTGGTGTGGAAATTATTACTAATTTGGTAGTTTTACCGGAAGTAATTGTTGGAAATACAGAGGTATAGAAATCATTTGCAATGTTTTCAGGAACGTGAGCAAACTCGTCCAACATGATAAGATTAAAAGATCCACCACGGATAGCAGATGCAGAGGTTGCAGCAGCAATAATTCTAGAACCGTTTTCCAGTTCTATGCTCATTTTATTCCATTCTTTTATACCTTGTTGTAGCCACTTCGGAAGGTATTCGTATGCAACTTTCAATCTATCCATGTGCAACTTTGCTACAGTTTGTTTATTTGCAAGAATAGCAACATTGCTTGTTGGATTGAAAAGAATATACCAAAGAATATAAGCAACCAGAGTAGTTGACTTACCGCATTGACGAGGCATTTTGCCTATCGTGAATCTATTTTCATTAATAGTTTCAACAAACAATTCTTGGAAATCAAACATATTAAAATTGATAAGTCCTTTGTCCAGACTTACAATCTTGACATAGTTTTTAATAAAGTAAATCGGATCTTGGGAGCACTTAACATATTCTTCTACTTGTTCGGGAGTAAAAGAAACGTTTACATTTGCTCGTTTAAGATTTGGATTTCCAAGATATGTTTTTTCTTTATTCTGCATCTATAATATCGCCATTATTTTCTAACTTCTCAATTTCTTTTATTTTTCCACGAAGCAGTTTTTGCAGATCTGCCGTGCTACCGACAAATATAGAATTGTTGGTAGTTACAGAATTGGGAGTATTGGTTTGAGGTTCTCCTTTAATAACCTTCATCTTGTTGTGCATATCCAACAGATCTTTATTCGTCTCAGCAACAGTTTTAATTAATTGTGCAAGAACTTCATATGCTCTTGGTTGTTCTGTTTCCGATGCTAAATTCAGAATACCATCTATAGCAGATGTACCTTTGTTTATTAGTTCTTTTAAATTATCTCTTACCGTGAGATAATCTTTATCCAGATCGTCCTTTTGAACAGTAATTTCTGTTGCTTTGCGTAATTGTGGGACTTCTGGTTCTGGGGTTGGTTCTATATTAAATTGTTTTTCCAGTTCATCAAATGACATAATGTATCCATTAATATTCTGTGATTGTTTGTTTTATATCGTAGTCATCACTGGGAACTACTTGTACTCCAGACTTTAATTCAATTTTATCGCCATTAGTATCTAGGACATAATCATCATTGGTGTCCTTTAAATATACCACTGGCTCTATATGAATGTTTACTAATTTCTTTGCCATATTAATCCAAATTAAAAAGATTAACGTCGATAGTTTTGATAAGTCCTGCTTCTCTTACTGGTCCATAGTAATAAGTTCTAGCGACAAATTGCAATTCAAATATAATAGATCTTTGGTTGTCGTCTTTAAAAGAACCTTCGAATTGCTGATCAGTATTGGTACTAACCAATGTAATCGGAATATCTAGTTTTTCATAACCATCACTCAATACACTTGGTTTAATTGTTATTGTGAATTCTGGTGTAAAGAATGGGAATATTTGTTCAATAATTTTTAAACCATCATCCATAGTACGGCTATAAATGAATAAAGAAAATGTTAATTTATATGGTACTTCATTAAAGTGATAATTAATAATAACATCACCATTTGTTTGTACCTTTTCTGCTCGTCTCTTTGTTGAACTGTTTAATTTTCTTTCCGTATCGTATTCCAATCCCGTCATCATAAATGACATTCTTGGTATTCCGAGAGCAGTAGCATATGCAACAGGATCATCCAATTCCAAATTTAAACGCTCCATCATTCTTTCTTTTGGAGCATATGTTAATGGAACTTTTATTTTCTTGTAAGTATTGCCGGAACCACGTTCTATGTAAATGTTATTAAACAGCGTACCGAACGCCGCTGTTATCTTTTTTGTAATTCCGTGATAAAACGTGGTAAACATTAATACTTATTCTCCGAGAATGGATCTATTTCAGTAAAATCAATCAAATCTCTTGTACCAGATTGTAGTATATCATTATCACTTTGTTGTTTTTTATCTTTAACCGATGTGATGGTTTCGTCTATAATTCCATCGGAGTTATAGTCCATTTGTTCCGTAACAGTTTGCGTCAAATTTGTTTGTATTGAATCTATTTCGGATATACCAGTATTCAAGTTTTCGTAAGAGTACTTGAAGAGTTCGCATTCTAATTTATATGTGTATAGTTTTCCAAATTGATAAAATACTTCTTTATTATCTACGTATTTAATTTCAAACAAACCCTTTGAGAATGGATGGAAAATTAAATCACCTTCCATTGGGTTGCTTATTTGTACTGGACGATCTGCCATTACTTCAAATTTTGCTGCTTCTCTTTGAAATCTTCTTTTTGAAACAACTAAACTTAATGTATCTCTTATTTCTAAACCAAACTTTGAAATAATTTCGCGCTCTCCAGAAAACCCAGAGTAGTTGTCCATAAACATTTCTATTTGTATTGCATCTTTAAAATAAGAAGTTGCATCTTCACCAAACAACTGA